TTGCCAAGTGCATTGTACATCTTACAGTCGAAACCGTACGCTGTATAGCGATCTTGAGCATTAGCAGAGAAGCGCTCGATGCAGTCGTCACCCATGCTAAAGGCAAAGGGATTAGTGCAACCCGCCTCAATCTGTATCATACAACTGAGAAAAGTTCGCATATGGGAATTACTAGACGATGTATTGAAGCTTCCGGAGTTGATGTTGCCACGAAAGTCAAGGTCAAGAAGGTGCCCATCACTGGTCTGATACACGCATTCCATTTGTACTCGCTCGACTCGTCGGACGAGGTCATGGTAAAATGTGGTGTGATTGAGTGTAAGCGCAAGACGCATTTTAATGTCGATCTCGCGTAACCAGGGTGTGACGCTCCAATCCCAGCCGCTAACGTCCGCAGACGCAAGGGTTGACAATTGTTGGTAATCAGCTTCGTTGAACAACGATGTGATCATGGTCGTAGTAAAGCCCATTCCAGGCTTAGAAGGAATAGTGGTCCAATTGGCTATCTCATACTTGTTGAGAGGAGCGTGCAGAAGCATCTGTATCATCTTGTCGACGATGCTAACGCTCATGATGAGGCGAAAACGACCAGCCTTAATCTTTTCAATTTTGTGTGGCTCCTGCTTGACAAAAAGTCTAACAGGATCAGCACAATTTTGGTTGATAAGATCAATGTTGGTGAATTCACCTTGGAGCTCCAATATATTCTCAATACGGTCTAGTACAATGTTATTGAAACCAGTTCCGAGAGAATCAAGGAGAATGCCATTTGTTGCGTAAGTTTGCAGATAAGGGACACCTGGAGAGGCATCTCGATTAACTGACAATTTGAGCAAATCTATTTGACGGCTCCAAACAGCACGGTCGTACTGCTTAAGCCATCGAGGACACTCGAACCCACTATACATGTTCGTGACAGTAGTCAATGTCCTATCCAATAAGTCCCTAGGTGGGACAACCGCCAATGTGGCTCTTCGCTGAGCCTGATACTGAAAAGATGTTCTTTCAGCATCGCCACCACGTGATGGCCATCCTATTGCTGCAAGTTCGGGCCATGCGGCTTTCGCTGCTTGCCATTCTTTCGACTCTTGTGTGGGCTTGGTGCTGGGCACACAGGCACGGCTAAATCCGATTGTACGGACTCTGCCTTCTCTGCACGGAGGTGTGAATGTAAAACAGCTTTCCCAGAAGACACACCGCTTTCTGGAGCTAGGGGAAAAACCACAGAGCCGAAGCTTATTGGAATTTCCGGTGTCTCAGGAATAGTAGCAAGCGTTTCTTTGATGATGGGCTTGCGTCGGGCGCGTTTCTTCTTAGGAAGAACAGGTTTGGCGTCGTTGGGAGCTTGTGCCGCCGGTACAAGCTTCTCCTTAACGAACGTGGCGATGGACTCGTCTTTGGACGAGTCGTCAGAGTGAGTCGTATGAATTGTCATAATTCCTACTTGATCTGCATTGTTAGTCACACGGGCTTTGGCCATTGCTGGCGTGTCGCGGTTTAACTGACATTTGGAGAATGAGTGCGGTGGTATGTCACGAAGTGCTGAAGCGGTGGCAGTCAATACATCCTTATGGTTGGATGCCATGATTGTCTCAACGTCTTTCGCTTTAATCGGATCACCCACTATAGTATCGGCGAGCACTCCACTCAAACTGCGTATTCGCTCTACGCGTGCTGCGAGTTGGTTCACAGCATTGTTGATCTCGGTAGGAACGAGTTGTGATGTCCACGTTTCGATTGGCTTCATAAGCGTGGATACCACATCTGCGGTAGGCAATTCAGAGCTATTGTAATGGAAACCACAAGACGAGCACTTTTTAGCAATTGGCTGGAAAACCCAACAGTTTAAACATGTGAAGTGTTTACGAGTCTCTTTGACGATTCTGTTCCTCTTAATCTGACGGTATCCTTGCGGTGCTGTGCCGCTGTTATACGGCTTCTTTTCGTCAAATTGGGTCTTACGATCATCACGAGTGTCCTCGTTTAACGCTTCATCAAGAGTAAACTCTCGTTGTTTCGCTGTTTTGTCTTCCCTCTTCTCGCGTTCGCGAATCATGTCATCTTCGATCATTTCTGCGGCCCAACTCTTACCACCAATGTAATAAGTATCAGTCAACGCAGAAAGTTCGTCTTCCTTTGAATAGTCAGGCATAAACGTTGCGCCATCGCCATTGTCCTGGTCGTCTTCTGACGATCCTTGAACAGTGACCATATCGCCTGCTCCACCCCAACTCTCTTTATGAGACTTGGCGACAGCAGGCAAGAGGCATCCAATGTTATATTGTCCTTGTTCGCCAGATCCAATGTGTACTCCTATGACTTCTAGTCGGGCGTTCATTATCGGAGTTCCGCTCCACCCTGACTGCGTCGACGCACCATATTTGATATAGTACGGAATGCTGTTGTAGGGTTCTGCGACACCGAGTGAATAACCAGTCGTTTCATCATAATTTCCATAAAGGACCACGGCACATCGGCTTTTGACATCGCGTGCTAGTTTGCGCTGTTTGATCTGCAAGATATTCATTTCTGCTACCTTGGGGACAAGATGCACAAAATCGAGGCTATGACTAGCCGAAAATGCATTGACTTTCCAGCCAAAGCTTAACGGTAGACACTTGCCTGCGTTACAAACGTGCAAATCGCGAAGCCTGTGCTCTTTCAACACATGCATCGCTGTCAACAGACCATCAACGCCGTTGATTTTGACTCGTACTCCGTGTCCGACGACCGGCCCGCTGGCTCCAATCGTCCACTGAAAAATACCATCAGGCAATTTCTCCACTTCGTAGATAGGTGCTCCTGCAACAATCGACTCTTTAACGAAGTCGCCCGCAAGCAATGTAGTAGCGGGTGACTCAGCGTCTGGGTCTTTTGGAAGAACAGTCATATTAGTGCTATAAATCTTCTTTCCATTAAGCTGCAAGTGTGGGCCAAACTTATCGTAGTAAACTCCGCTTTTGTACCTCTTATTCCCATCGGGTTTTCGCACTTTGAGGAGTTTCCTCAATTGACAATACCGCACAATGAAATTAATGAGATAAGCTAGAATAGCTATTAAAGCAATGGCGCAAATTGCAAGCAAAACTTTGAAAGCAGTATACTGCATCAAAACGTTCCACTCAGTGGTAATAACCCATGATACTGATCCAGTCAACACTGAAAGTACATTAGTCAAAACCAACTTGGTTCCATTAATCAAGCTCGACTCAACGAGCTCTGACTCTTTGATCAACTCCGCAAACACCTTCTGTTCTTCTTCAGTTAGTTCCTTTGGAATGTCTTGGATCGCTTTCGCGATACAACCTGCACTACCACAAAGGTTCTTCTCTGCTTGAATTTCAGATGGTGTAAACGGTTTCTTCTCCTCAGTTGACCTGAAGAGTGCTCGAATTCCGTCGACCACTTCGAAAGGACTATCATCATTCATCGACATGCCTTCGCGACGGATACGCTTGCCGACTACAGAGCCGGTAGCGAAATCGTACGTCACGTCTTCATGTGCGTCGACAAGTTTCGAGTAGATTGTCCTTAAGGGATGAGCCACTGGGAATGGCTGACACAGCTCCAACCACGTCGCTATCACGAGGACTGCGAATGTTAGGATTTCTTTCTTACCAATCATTTTGAACTTTGAGGTTTTACGCTTAAGTGAATTTGAAAAGTTTGAATCGCTGGTGAAAAT